AGTTGGAGGACACCGGGTAGGTGCAGAGTGCTGACTAAGGCTTACCCTATTCGCCTCCAAGCGATTCCAATATCATACTCCAAAAATCAAAACGGTAATACATTTATTTTTACGCTGCATTTCCCGCCCTTGACGATTGGACCTTCGTACAAGTGAATTACCTTGAGCTGGGAGTCATCATCCATAAGACCCGCTTGAACAAGTGCGTCTTCAAGTGCTTTCAAACGGTTTGAAATATCCGCTATTCGTTTGTCTCGAAAGTTGATCGTGACCGTCATTTCCAGTTTTGCGTTTCCAAATCTAATTTTTTGCTGGCTCACCTCATGAGCTACCTCAGCCTTAAACTGGACAGCTTTAGTAGTGAGGAACCGTCTATGACCAGAGAAGCCCCAGTAGGAGTTGATCGTTGGTGGCAGCGGAAGCTCTAAAGAAATATTTTTGTGGTTTGGTTGCATAGGTGCGAATTATCATATATGATAAAAACTGTAGCAACAAATTTATTCCACGAAAGGATAAAACCATGTTTAGAAAAGAACGAGTAGATCCACCTGAAGACAATGACTCTGATCGCATTGATGATCGAGTCGCTGAGCTCATGAAGGATGAATACAATCCGACCCAATACAGCAACTTTGCCGAAGGTATTAGCGAAGCCAATGAAAAGGATCGGGAAGCAGTTGAGTTGATCTTGCAGCATCCCGAGATTGACTATGAGGCTCTAGGTCGTAAGCTGTTTTGTATGGCTTACGATTACATGGAGGGCTATGCCAATAGCCACGCAGAAGCAAACCTGTCATCAGGTTATTTAGATTAATCCACGAAAGGAAATCATCATGAAAGTTTATCAAGCAATCAACAAGGTTCAAGCCGAATTAGCCAAGATCGGCATTACCAAAAGCCGTACCAATCAGCAGGGGGCTACTTACAAGTTCCGAGGCATTGACGATATTTTCAACACCATTAGCCCATTGCTGGCTGAGCATGGTCTTTGCATTTTGCCCCGAGTCTTGGCTCGTGAATGCGTAGAGCGCATTACTTCAAAGGGCAGCGCAATCTTCTACGTTACCGTTGAGGTTGAGTTTGATTTTGTTTGTGCAGAGGATGGCAGCAAGCACACCGTTAAAACGTTTGGCGAAGCGATGGATATGTCTGACAAGGCTACCAATAAAGCCATGTCTGCAGCGTACAAATACGCAGCTCTCCAAGCGTTTGCCATTCCTACTGAGGGTGACAACGATACCGAGAATCACACTCCTGAAGTGGCTGCCCGTACTGCTCCACCAGCAGCTCCGATCAAAAAGTCCCCACTGTCTGAGAATCAAGTAGCTGATTTCTTAGCAACGATTGACTCTGCAGCAGACGAGATTGAGCTTACCAAAGCTTACAAGGCAGCCTATCGTGTAGCTCAAGCTCAAGGCGATCAAGCAGCTATCGTTAAATTCACCACTACAAAAGACGCTAAAAAAGCAGAATTGGGGATTGCATAATGACCGACCTTACTCTTTACAACATTGCCGACCAATACCTTGTTGACTTGCAAAAGCTTCAGGAAATGGAAATTGACGAGCAAACCTTTGCCGATACTTTGGAAGGTCTCTCCGGGGACCTAGAGCTAAAAGCTACCAACGTTGCCATGTTTGTCCGTAACCTAGAAGCTTCTGCGGAAGCGATCAAAGCTGCAGAAAAACAGATGGCAGAGCGTAGGAAGGCTATTGAGTCCAAGGCTAATCGTATTCGCCAGTACCTGCTGGACAATATGACCCGCACTGGCATTACAAAGATTGATTGCCCTTATTTTGTTTTGAGTGTTCGCAAGAATCCTCCAGCAGTTGAGGTTCTAAATCAGGACATGATCCCCGATGAGTATTTCGACATTCCTGAGCCACCAGCTCCGACCTTGAATAAGAATCGCCTCAAGGAAGATTTGAAGGCTGGGGTTATTGTTGAGGGTGCGAAGCTTACGGCTGGGCAATCCTTGTCGATCAAATAAGGATTTGATATGAAACTCGAAAGCGTTTACCTTAGCCGTAACCCTGAAGGATTTTTGTCAGGCAGCGTAACTTTTGCTGGAGACTCACTCGAAATCAGAGTGAAGCTTGACAAAGAAAAAACCGAGGAGATTATGGGTATTGTCTCCAAGGAACTTATGAAAATATCCCAACAACTGATTCAATCTTCGGAAGGAAATTAAATGGCTAATTCAGAAATTTTAAATAAATTGCTGCTTAGAACCGTTATTTCTGAGAACGGTTGCATGGAATTTAAAGGCTATATTCAAAATAGTGGCTATGGCAGAGCTACTGTTCAAAGAAAAACTGATTACGTTCATCGTCACATTTATAGACTGTCAAAGGGTGTCATTCCTGAAAAAATGGACGTTTGCCATTCATGCGACAACAAAAAGTGTATAAATCCTGACCATTTATTTGTTGGAAGCAGAAAAGAAAATATGCAGGATGCAGTTAAAAAGAATAGGCAATCTCAGGGGTTTATGCTTCCTCAGACAAAATTAACAAAACAGAAAAAAGAAGCGATTGTTGAAATGGCAAAAAACAATATTCCATATAAAGTCATTGGTGAAAAATTTGGGATTTGCAAACAACACGCAGGAAATATTGCAATCAAAGAAGGGGTAAAAAGATATGACATCAGTAAATAAATGGATTGGTATTGGAAATTTGGGCAGGGATCCTGAGACTCGTTATATGCCGAGTGGGGATGCGGTAACAAACATTTCAATCGCTTGTACGGAGAAATACAAAGACAAGCAGTCAGGTGAAATGAAGGAAGCTACAGAATGGGTAAGAATCGCCTTCTTTGGCAAGCTGGCTGAGATCGCTGGGCAGTACCTTAAAAAAGGTTCCCAATGCTACATTGAGGGCAAGCTACGCACTCGCAAATTTACCGATGCAAACGGCATCGAAAAGTATTCCACCGAAATCGTGGCTGAGTCCATGAAGATGCTTGGTGGGAAACCCAGCGAAGCTGGGGCTGGTGGACAGCCTATGAATCAAGGGGCTGGTAGTGGTAATTTGTCTGATTTAGACGAGGATATTCCCTTTTAGAATGTTATAGTTTTACGGGGTGAAAAGACGGATGCTTGGCAAGGATTGCAAATATAGAAGTTAGTGGTCGAAGCGCACCAAGACGTAGACGAAGTAGCCCCACCCGTTTTAATATGTATGTTGATTGCTCGGTAGCAGATTTGTGCGCCCTTGCAGATCAGGGACCTTATCCATTCTAGAACTTGGTTAAGGTGCGATCTAGTCAAAGGCAGAGCTGGAAATAGCTATTCCAGCAAGACCTTTGGTACGGCAGAAATGTCGGGTAGTAAACAATCAACATTCATATTAAAATCCTCTATGACGGGCAGTATCGGGGGTGATGTCCCCAAAATCCATCCTTCAGCGCAATGCTGATCCTTTCGTGGGTACTGTCCGTCACCCTTTTTGCAAAATAGCAACACTAAAAAATATTTTGCAAAAGTTGTTGACGCTGTAATACTCCTATGTAATACTGTTTTTGTAGTTTGTTTTTTCACGAAAGGAAAACGAAATGAAATTAATTATTGAATGGGCTGGAGTAATTCTTTTGGGAATTATTTTGGGTTGTATGTTTGCTTATGGAATATAAATTTTTTGATTTAAAACGAAAGCGAGATTATGAATGAGTTGGCTCTTTTCGCAGGTGCTGGTGGAGGAATACTTGGGGGGGGGTTGCTCGGATGGAGAACAGTTTGTGCAGTCGAGTGGGAAGAATATCCAGCAAGCGTACTTGTCGCAAGACAAAATGATGGAATTCTCCCGCCTTTCCCAATTTGGGATGATGTTCAAACCTTTGACGGAAAACCTTGGAGAGGAATTGTTGACGTTGTATCTGGCGGGTTTCCATGCCAAGACATTAGCGCACAAGGAAAAGGGGCGGGAATTGAAGGAGCAAAAAGCTCAATGTGGAAACACATGGCAAGAATCATTGGCGAAGTTAGACCAAGATACGCTTTTGTGGAAAACAGCCCAATACTCACTTCTAGAGGGCTCGGAGTCGTTCTTTCAGACCTTTCCCAAATGGGGTTCGATGCGGAGTGGGGTGTGCTATCAGCAGCCCAAGTTGGAGGTCTCCATAAAAGGGAACGAATTTGGGTGCTTGCTTCCAACACCGACTGCAAGTATGTGGAGAGGGGCAGCAAGAAAGAGGTTTATAGGTTCCCCGGATTACAGGGCATCGTTCACCCAAGAGTGGATAAGAACGAGTCCGGATTGCGGGAGCTACTTAGACCCGGATTACGCAGAGAATTTAATGGACTTCCCGCTCAAGTGGACAGACTTGCAGCCATTGGAAACGCACAATTTCCAAGCGTGGCTGCAAGCGCATTCAACTTGTTAATGGAAAGAATCAATAAAAAATTAAAAAATGGAATATAAGAAATTTAATCAAAACCTTCATGATCTTTGCGACCCCCCAGCCCGAGAAGCGGTGACTGAATGGGTTGCAGTTCGATGGGGACTTGAATGCAAACCCAATCCCGATAAGTACGGGGTTGACTTAATCGTTTATCGAAAAAGTGAGCTTTGTGGATTTATTGAGGTGGAGACAAGAGATTGGGGAGTGAAACACTGTCCATATGACAGCATTCATGTAGCCCAGCGAAAAGAAAAGCTTTTCAAAAATGAGGGTACTTTGATTTTTGTCACTACCCGAGATTTTAAAAATGCGTATTGGTGTAAGGCTGAGTACGTTCAAAGCAGCCCTTTAATTGAAGTGCCAAACCGAGCAGTAAAACGAAATGAGTATTTTTACGATGTACCTATTGAGTTGTTTCAATACGTTGATTTGACTGAACCATTTTAAAAAGGAAAAGAAATGAAACATCAATATCACAATATTTTTTATTACAAAGATGGCATTCTTTATAACAAATTTACTCGTGGACCTAAATCATTAAAAGATCAAAAAGTAGGTGATTTAAACAATGGCTATTTAAGAACTAGCATAAATGGCAACAGGGAAAAAATACATAGAATTATTTATGCAATGCATCATGGATATATTCCCAAAATTATTGACCATATTAATGGCAATAAACTAGACAACAGAATTGAAAATTTAAGGGAAGTTACGATAGCTCAAAACAATTTAAATTCAAAAAAGCCTATTACCAATACAAGCGGTATTAAAGGAATTAGTTGGAAAAAAGATATAAAGAAATGGATTGTTCGTATTCCTGTAAATGGGAAAAAAAAGTCTTTTGGCACTTATTTTGATTTAGAAGTGGCTAAATTTGTAATTCAAACAATGCGTCATCATTTTCATAAGGAATTTGCAAATCATGGATAACAACTACATTTATACTCCCGCAGGAACGGATGTCACGATACGCTGGCGCAAAGCTGGCTGGGTCCCACCTAGCGAGTTGCCTGAATATCAAGCTAAATGGAAATACTATCAAGAGCTACCACTTCGTAAACTTGCGGATCAAGGGCAGTTAACTCCTGAGATTACTCAGCGTTACGAGGAAAGTTTGAGACGTGCCAAAGTAACGAGGATTAGATAATGAGAAAAGATATTTCGCAAGGAATTATTACTGCCAAGGATTTGTTAAAAGAGGCTGAGGAGCTTAACTCTAATCCAGCTATGTATGGGTATCAAAATCTCTATAACAAGGTCATAGAGCTCGATTTGTGCGTTCAGCAGCTATTAGCCGACATGGAGGAAAAATGAAAGATTCAGACTGGGGTGCGTTGCTTTGGCTGGGATTGATTATTTTGGGAGGGATTGGCTGGATCTGCAACATTATTGAGATTGCTCATGCCGAAATGATTACTGGAATGATAATTCTTCGAGTAGTTGGCATATTCATGTTCCCGTTGGGAGCCGTATTGGGGTGGCTATGAGCTGGGCTGATAAAGTCGCATTGACTACGGCAATTATTGCCTCTATTGTTTTGATAGCTGCATTAAGGCTTGCAATTAGATTGGGGGGATGGGGATGACTACTTGGACATTATCGGAATTGGGTTGCAATGGCGATTGCCATCAAGGGCGTGAGCCTTGCACTTGCAACGTTCCTATTCCTTTTGCTGGATGGATGAGATTTGAGCCAGTAATGATTGTTGAAAGCGGAGCCAGCGTACCGCATCAAAACGAGGAAATGAAATGATTTATTTAATTTATCCGTTTATGGCTTTAATCAATTTTTTGACCACGATTGCTGCCTACATTTTTGCGCCAGCATTTCCTTTATTGGCAGAGCAAAGAGACGGATGGCTAGATAACGGATCAATTTGGGGACGTGGACCTAGGCTACCGACATGGCTTAATTGGTTTATGACCCCTGACAACAGCCTAGACGGGGACGCTACCTTTGAGAAAATCAATGGTCGTAGCTACTGGAGCAAGGTAAAATGGCTATGGAGAAACCCTGCTTATAGCTGCGGGTTACGTTATTTGAATAATCCCTACTACACGAGGGTTAGGGGCAACAATGCCATAAAGGACAACGACAATGCGATTTCAGGTTGGGTACTCGTTAACGCTAATGGATTATTTCAATTTGTCGCTATTGTTCCTATTGGTTTGTCTCGCTGCATTATGGTTAATCTCGGTTGGAATATTAGGGCTTTGGTCGATGATAACGTTATGCCTAAACCCCTTAATTACCAAGCTACGTTCGCTTTTACACCGTTCCGACTAAGCGGGTTCCGTTAACGCTTAGATTTACCGACAATGCGTTTTCGCATTTCGCTTTCAAACTCGTAGTCTTCTCGACACCAATTATCGCAAAAAGCCCTGTCTTGCAGGGGTGCGTTACACGAAAGGCAGTACCCAGTTGTACGGTGCTGCTTTTTGTATTTATAAGGCTTGTTGCCCTCTTTATCGTAAACGGCATCAATATCAACACCATCCATAAAATGATTGGTCATGCAAGTCCCGAAAGAAATTCCTCGGCTTCTGCGTGTCTGCGTCTTAGCAAACCAGCCATGTGCTTACCAGCAGCCATGTCCCACTTTTCAAATTCAGCAGCAGCTCCATGAATATCACCTGAGTTTACTTTTTTGAGCAAAGTTGAGGCAGCGAAGTTACCTGCGCCAACGTTGAATACAAAGTCCACAAGAGCGTCAAATTCCTCTTGGGTAATGCCCCCCGTCACTTTAGCGTTAACGGCTGCAGCAGCCTTTTTAACGTCTTGCATGAGAAATTCTTCGGCTTGCTCTTGAGTGATCGTCAGTCCGGGGTGAACGTCAGGACCTGTATGTCCATATCCAATCGTCCAAGGATCCCCGCCAGTGCCGGGATCAGGATAGGCAGTAAGTCGCAAACCTTCAAAAGATTCGGTAAGGTGAGCACCGTTTTTTGAATATTCCATTATTTACCTAGTGAGTCGTATTGTTCGTAACAGGCTTGGAGGGCTGATCTGAGTTTGTCTGCTCGGGCAGATTCCCCGATAAGAAAGCTTCCATCCTCGGCATAAAGGGTTGCCCCAGTTCCACACGTTGAAGCGTTGGTGGCTTCAGATTTGGGTCTGCTGGGACGGTTCCGCAGCTCGACAAGAGCATTGGCAAGCTGAGTATTAATAACGTTGATTTGGTCATTTTTATCCTTTTCGATTCTATCGGCTGCTGCTTGGTGTTCGTCTTTAAGCTTTTGAGTCTCAAGCACTTGGTCGGCTTTGTATCGATCAAAACGAGAAGCTTCAAAACTGTAGCCAAGATACCAAGAAAATGCCAACGCAGCCAATGCTGCAGCGATTTTGACGTAACTAAGGATTGGCAACGGAAACATTATTGATCTTCAGTTTTTTGAGTGGCAGCTTTTGCTCCAATCATTACTCCTGAGCCTCCGAGAACCGTACCAAATCCTACGCCAAGCTGAGAAAAATCAATGTCTTTGCCATGCAAAACGTGGATGATTGCAATAGCCAAAAAGCCAAAAAGAGCAGCAAGAGCGCATACACGAGCAGCGCAATAAGTCTCGTTGTCGTCTTCGGTCAGGATGTCTTTAAATAGCTTCATTTTGTAGTCGTAATTTTGTCTGAGCCCTTGGTGACGGTTACTTTGTCCCCGTCTACCGTTACGGACATTGGAGGCTCTTTGTCAGCCAAGTGGTCAAGTCTTTGAATAAGTTGCTGGATAACTTGGAATTCAGGACGCTCCTCTTTTTCAGTAGTTCCTGAAACAGAGTTCATCATATTGATGATAGCCATAATTGCACCGCCAGCCATACCAATAACCGCAGCGATCTTGGACGCATCCAAAAAAATGCTGGCTGCTACGCTAATGACGATGATTGCCGTAATGTAAGCAAGACCATGCTTGCCAATCGACTTCCCGGCAACTTCTTTAGCAGTCTCAATATAAGATTGGTCAGCCATAATTACCCTCGTTTTTTGGCAACAGTCTTTTTTGCTGCTGGCTTTTTTGCTGCAGTCTTTGCTGCAGGTTTTGTCACTTTTGCAGCTACTTTTCTTGTAGTTGCTTTTTTTACAGTTGGCTTGCGCTTTACTGGAGTTTCAGCAGAGTAGGCAACTGCTACTGTTACTGGTCTAGGTCTTAGTAGTGCTGCGATCTGCTTAAACATTATTTGTCCACCTTCGTATCAAGTTTGTCGAGTATTTTGTCCAACTTTTGAAAAATTTGATTAGTAACGCTTTGGAAATCTTCACGCTTAACGTAATGATCTGAAACCTTTACTTCAAGACTATTGATTTGTCTTGCAAGAGTGGATTGGTCTCCAATGATCTTGTCTTGGTTTTTAGATAGCTCTTTTGACCACCAGCCAATTACACCCGAGGCTGCTGTGGCTAGTATGGCTATAGCTGCGACTATTGCTGACCAATCCATGTCGTTTACTCCGCAGCAGTAGTTTCAGCGTCTGCAGGAGCAGATTTAGCCTTAGTTTCCGTAGGGGCTGTATCTTCTTCAATAGCAGGGGCTTCAGTAGGAATGCTTGCTTCAATTTCATCGATCAATTTTTTGATCTCTTGACGAACTTCTGAAGACGCATTAATGAGAAATTGCTTAATTGAAAACATGATTTTTCCTTATAAATTTTATTTATTTGAAGATAGCTTTAAAATTTGCGCTGCTTGATCTTCTACTTTAGCATCTAACTCTTGAATTGCTCCAATTAGATAAGCAAAAATATCGTTTTTAAATCCAAAGCTTAATAATTTATTATCATCAATAAATGGCTTTTGATCGTCATTTGGGGTTATTTCTGAAACTGCAGTAGGTAATACTTTTTTTACGTCTTGAGCGACAAATCCTACTGTCGGCTCATTAACGGCATTGTATTTCCAATCATAAGTAACTGGATTTAATTGTTTAATTTTAGAAAGACTATTGGTTAATGGTTTAACATTTTCTTTTAATCTTGAATCTGAAGCTGCTTGCCATGATCCGCCACCGGGTTGATAGCCCAAACCTTGGGGAAGGGTTAAATTTCCAGAGTTACTTACAGTCAATAAAGTGAAAGCAAAATCACTATCTACAAGCCTAAATGAACCACCACTGTCAACGCTTATAAATGGTCCAAATCCAACATCAGTGGCATATAAATGAATAAATCCACTTTGCCAATTTTGTCTAACTTCAATTGTTCCATCAATTTGTGCACTAGAATAACCTCGAATTAAACCACTTGATGTAACGGAAGTCGCATTAACAGAACCGCCTGATTGATTGCCATTAATATTAATATTCCAAGATCCTGTTGCTCCAGTTCCATTAGGTTGAACTGGTACATATCCAAGAGCATTTGTTACGTCTGTGGCGTTAAGAGTGACAGTACCAGTGCGACCATTAAAACTAGCAACTTTTGCAGAATCAGCAAAATAAATATTGGTTCCATCACCATAAATATAAGTAGAAGCACCTTGCGTCAAAGTAACACCAGTGCCTGAAGAAGTTTTACCTGTCAAAGTAAACGCTCCAGTAGTGTTATTAACAACAATCCATTCTCCAACGCTAGAAGGAAATATTAAATTACTTCCTGCAGTTAAAGTTCCTGTAACAACAACTATCGGATAGGCAGATTGAAGTTGAGATAAGGTAACACTACTGCTAGACATAGAAACAGTTATAAGACCTTCAAATATAAGAGAAACCCATCCAGCACCCCCGGTGTCAGGATTTGAAGTATTGTTTTCTGCTGAACTCATCCAAAGACCTGACAAGCTAGTGCTTTGAAGAATTGCTCCTTTTGGGTATCCCCCTACGGCAGTAGAAAAAGCTGAATCATAAGTAAAAAATCCTCCAGCCTGTTGCCATTGTTGAATGGAAGTCATCTCATTCAATATGCCGTTCATGTCCCCACCAAAAGGAGGAACGCCCCCCGCACTAATTGGAGTAAAGTTTAAAGGAGGAAAACCATCAGCAAGTGAAGCTCGCCCATTGGTTATTCCAATTTGAGACGCAACTGGAATAGTATTTTTATAAGAGCTTCCTGCAGCGTATGCAAACGGTAGAGGAATCTTTGACGGTATATTGCTACTTTGCATTTTTCATCCTATCAATAGGTTAAGTTTGCTTGAACTCCGGCAGGTCTTGGAAACACGCCCGAGTTATTAATAATTGCAATTTGAGCACCATTAGGTACAAATCCTAAATGATAGTTAAATTGCATCCCACCTAAGTCTTGAACGTAAGCAGGACCATATGGGTCTGTTCCGTTATTAGTGCCAAATTCAGCCCTTAAAAGAGCGTTAATAGACTTCGTAGATAAATCTGAAATGTTGGCTGCAGCTTTAACCATAATGAGCTGGCGATATTGTGTATCGCTAAGTGCAAAGGTTGTCGTTGCTACAACTCCATTATAAAAAGGGTCTTGGTTAAACGGCTGAGGTCCAGTAGTTGCAGTTGGTGCTGTATAGGCTTCTTCAAAACCTAAATAAGGAGTAGCAGCAATTTGTAGGTATCTTGAGCATCCCACAATTTGCCCCCAAATATCAAGTCCGCTTCCTACCGCAGTTGCCACATTCCAAATATTAGAATAAAACTGAGCAAGGTCATAAGAAGGATCAACTGCATCATTGAATGATTGCAGCAGCCCCCTAATGGTAGGGGAATCGCAATATTGACTTAGTAAAGTTTCGTCCCAATTAAGCATAATTAAACCAAGTTAACAGCAATATTAGAAGCTGCCAATGTCGGAAGTTGATCGATTCCCATAGAAACTAAAAGGGTTGACGGACTTGCAGAAGTTCCTAAATACACTTCAATAATGTTTACATATTGTCCAATAGCGTTGATGTTTGCGTAATATCGACCCGAATAGGATGTTGAATTAATAGTTACTGCAGATCCACCATCTTGACCATTAAATGATTGCAAAACTGCGTTTTGAACCAGTTGTACGATATTTGAAGGCAATAAGGCATTATTTTGTATTTGAATTTTGAAATAAATAGGAGTTGCAGTAGGTGTCAAATAAGTTACGGTATACGGTACTGGGCTGGCATAATTTGTGTCATAAACAGTAACGGATGTATTGCCGTTATAACTACATCCCGGAGGTTTTTTGCTCCAAATTGCTTGAGCAATAGCTGCTGAAGATCCGCCAGCAACTGATACGCAAATCGAATGAGCTGCCAAAGGATAATTAGTGGGTCCATAGTTAACTGTTGATCCTGTGGCGTTATCAATGACAACAGCTCCAATTACGTCAGGAACTTGAGTCACTGCAGCATAAATAGACTGCAATGAGTTAACAGAATTACCTGCAACGCTGGCAGCTCTGCGAGCTTCAAAAGAAGCCCTAGATTCGACATCGTTGCCAAGGGCTCCGGCAGTAGGATTGCTGATTGTGTCCCATCCTGCAACAGCCGTATAAATCTTGTTTAAAGCGCCCACGTTACAAGCGATAGGACCCTGAGTTTGATTTTGGAAGCTGATTGTTACGTTGCCAGTCGAAGGAATAGTTCCTGCGCTCAACGCTGTATATAGGTATCCGTTATTGTCTTGGGCTACAGATCCTGCAGGAATTACCGTTCCTACGGCTCCGGTACAGGTTGCACTTACAACAGTACCAGCACCGGGAATTCGTTTGATGAAATAAATTTCGCCAATAGCATCTTGCCAAATACCGGAAGCAAAAGAAGGATTAACCTGATTGGCTATATAAGCAATTTCATTGTTTTTTTCGCCAATAATTGCCGTCTCTGTTTGAGCAAGCTGCCCTTGTGGAGTGGTTAATCCGGGATTGACCCCACCGCCAAACGCTGCATTAATGTCGGCTTGAACTCCCGCTAAAATGTCAACTTCAGCAGGTAAAACCGGAGATCCGTTAACCCATGTAATTACTGGTACGTTAGTGCTCATTTATCCTCCAAAAGCGACATTATTTGTCGCTCCATCCGTATCTATAATTTGAATTTGCCCAGCCAAAGATCTTCCTTTGAAGGACGTAAAAGTTGCTCTTGCATTTACTACATTAGGGACAGTCAATGCTGCATCTTGAAGTTGCTCGGCAATATACTGAAGCGGAGGAAGATCCCCAAGAATTTGTTGCCAATAGGGTATACCCTGAGAGGTATCGTACCAACATTCGCCCAAAAAAGTACGAGTAACAGACGCTACGTCTTGAGCTATGGAATAAGGTGCGCCAGCTAAGGCAATGTTGCCGTTGGCATCTAAAACTAGGTCCCAAACGGTTTGATCGAGCAGTAAAGTATTTTGAATTATTGTCATACTGGTACTCCTGTTTGCCCACTACCTGTTTGAACTCCACCATGTTTATGAGTATGAACGCTTGTGCCATTAGCAGTAACGTCTCCCGGTGTTGTAATGTTACCAGCAAACGCTGCGTCTCCCGAACCGCTTACTTGAGTAATTGGACCATTTAATTGAATTGCTGCTGAATTCACTCTAAACACGCTTGAAGCATCCACCGTTACGGTTGGGGCAGTTAAATGAACCAATGTAGTTGCAGTTGCGTCAATTTCAGGAGCTGTAATATTTACTTTAACTGGAGAGTGAACCGTAATGCCCGAGCTATTAAATTGAACGTATTGTGTAGGGGCTGCGCCAATAATGGTCATCAAATAAACCATGTCGGACATATCGTTTTTTCGATTTGACCCGGGAGCAGATACCGCACCTGTATTTTTGACGGTTGAAATATCTCTGTCGCAAACGGTTGCAATACCAACGTCTCCAACTGCAGGATCTAGGATTATTCCATTAGAACCTCCTTGAATACGCATATAAGGCACGTTATAGATAATTCCATGAGCCCAAGCAGTACCGTTCCCATCAACTGCGCTCACCAATGGCTGAACGTCAACAGTGCCAATAGGAGCAATCCCGCCAGTATTTGATACGGCAATCACTTTAACTGGCATTGAAGTTCGCAATCCCGACAAGGCACTGCGAATAATAAAATTCATGCGACCTACTTCAGACGCAGCATCTGCAGCAACGTGATTCGTTTGAATTGCTGGGCTAGTTTCTTGGGACATATGGACCGGGAGCTAATTTAGAAATAGTGAACCAAGGACCGTCAGGGGTCAAGGTGCTGATTTCATGAGTCGACTGAATAATTGGGAAAAGCCCGTTAGCCTTGGGAATGCCTGAAGTTAAATTAACCATTCGACCATTTGTGACGGTAGGCTTAAATTCTGACTTGACTACGAATCCAGTTTCCCAATAAGACGGGTATCCCACGAGTCCAGTTTGAGGACCTATATCAATGACCACATCGTCAGCCACGCCTAGGTTATCCCAAATAGTTACAGTGTTATTTTCTATTTTGATTGGAAAACTTGCATTTCTTGCAACTGTGCAAATTTGGTCAATAACAGATCCTGAAACATATTGATTCTGTACGACTGCATGAGCATTTTTAGGGTTAGCAAAAGACCAAGGAGCACCTAATTGGCTTACCAATGAAGCAATAATGTCTTCTGCATTCTGAGAGCCTTTATAGGTATTTGGAGCCACTGGAGCAGCCTTAGCATAATAACCAGCCACTGCAGCGCAAACAAAGCTTACATCCGGCAAATTTGAGGTATCAATAAAGCTAGAAATCAAGGTTCCTGAAAACACTTGATTCATTGCCCCGCCTTGATCCCCGGCAAATACAGTAATTGACTGATTTTGAGCAGCTACCATTTTGGATCCCGAGCTCGAATATTGGTTCATTTGGTCCAATGTCATACCAAAAACTTGCAGTTGAAGTTGCCCATATGCGCTATATCCACCCGGATTTGTAATGACGGCATTGCATTTTAGGTTTTTTAAAACCAGTGGGACTGTATTTGGAGTAGTAAATGTCAACTCAATCTGACGGATTGCAAAAGTCATGTTTGATAAACCAGTTGATAGCGGGATCCAAGACCATCATAAGTAGGATCGCTTGTGCCTTGAAGGTCAACAAAAGCCAGTTGTCCATCAAATCCATAATAAGCTTCACGCACTAAGCCAACTAAATTTAAGCACAAAACTGTAGTGACGCATGGGTTTCCATTAACCACTAAATCAAAAAATAAACCTGTATTTTTTTGATAGATATTAATTAAACAATTTTGCGCCCCAAGCTGAATCGTGAAAGTTTGAGCTGCAACAGCAGATATTGGAATAAATTGAATTGTCATTGGATAGCTGGATTAAGCCCAGTTGCCCCTCTCGCATTTGCGTTGATTGATCCAAAATTTCCGCTTGGTACAGAGGTCGGAGAAAGCTGTCCAAAAGAGGTTGATGGAGCCCCCGAAGGCTGAGCTGTAGGAACTGTAGGATTTGAAACAATACGAACCCATTGAAACCATAGCTGAGCAATAAGCAAAGTGGCTCCGTTAGTCGCATCCCTACGATAATCAACGTGAATTAAATTGGTGTTTTTATAGGTAGCATCGGGAGTAACGATGTCAACAAGGGTCAAGCCAGTCAAAAGTTTATCAATTCCTTGAATAAATTCGCCCTTGGTCATTTTCCCGTTACCGCTACAAGTTACCGTTAAACGAATGTCATAAGGCATTCCAACTTTGTTATAGCTTTGAAAAGCACCGTTTTGTAACGGATAAATAGGAATTTTTTGTTCTTCTCGGTACTCAAAATCAACAAACGAATCCGGGGACAATAAAGTTGTTCCTTTTAGTGTAGAGGCTTTATTGAATAAGCTTTGCAAAAAGCTTGTTTGTGACCCCGGTTGACTTGATGAGCTACCAGCAGCCACAATCCCCCATTTTTGACCAAATAAACCTAAAGGTAAAATTTCGCCAATAATGGTAAGCCCAGCAGCCACAAATTGAGAATTGTTGCTACGAGATAACGCTGGCACTCCGGGCAAAGCTGGGACATTAGGATAATTTATGTTTGGCATTATCTATTTCCGACCATTCCATAATTAATTAACGAGTTATTTTCTATTGCCATTTTCATGCTTTGAGCTATTCCGTTGGCATCGGTAGCTTGAGTTTGAACGTTTACATTCTGAATATTAACGCTACTGTTATTGTTGGTCGAGCTCTGACTAGGACCTGCAGCAACATTAGAGCCCATAAATCCTTGGTTGTATTTGTTGAGATATGCCTGAGTCTCAGCAGGAAGGTTTCCCATTCCCTTGTTTGTTACATTTCCTGAGCCCCAGTTATAAGCAGCAATGGCTTTAAATTCATCGCCTTTGAATTGCTTTAAAAGATCGCCAAGCATCCGGGCTGCTGCGTCTGAAGACTTGTTTAGGTCGAATGTATCTTCTCTCGATAATCCATAGGCTGCTGCCGTCTTTGGCATGAACTGGAAATGACCTGTTGCCCCTGCGCTTGAGGGACCCATGTTTTGACCACGATTTGACTCAATTTGCCAAACCTTGTCGAGCATTCCGGCAGGAAGACCATATTTCTTTTCTAGCTCACTAAAATCACCCGCCACTGGCTTGCCATTTTTAGTAACGACATCGCCTTTAGAGTTACGAGTTACGCCTTCTTTTTTGTCCTGAGCTTCGTGAATTTTGCGAATTTCTTCGTCTTCACCTTTGTTTAGTCCACCGCTATAAGTTAGCAAACCTAAAGCCCCGGTAAAACGAGCAAACCAAGGAGACGCAACAACACCTTCAATAGCTGCGCCCCATTCTGCTACGGTGGCTATTTGAGTGGCTATAGAAACACCTAGGAATCTAAACGCCCCCATAAGAGTAGTAAGACCGCCAGCAAAGATCAAAGCGTTTGAAAGCCCGCCTTGCATACTTTTGTCCCACTCAACAAATTTCTCAAGACTTAATTCTGTGACCCCGGCAAGCTTTTCCAAGGAAGGATACATTTGATCCATAACTTGATTTGAAGCACCGGAAAGAGCTTGACCTACCCGACCCCAAGCTTCTTGAAGCTTTTGAGCCTTTTGAGTGTTTTCTTCAGTTACACCGGAAAGCTTGTAGCTATCTCCGTAAAGCTGGCGCATTACATCCCCGCCCTGCTTTAGGATCATAAAATAATTACGATTAATGCCCATAGCTTGCGCTTGGGTGTAAGCAGCTTGCTCACCATTTACTTCGGCAAACCGCTTTATTGCGTCTGCAAGCTTGTAAACGTCTACTTCATGCTTAGCGTAATCATAAGAATCTAAAGCTTGTAATTTAGCCAAAGTTTCAAGGATTGCAGTATCGCCAAACTGAATATTTGCCACGCCTTGCTGAATAGCTTGCATGGAGGACTGGAAGTCGTTAGCGTCACCGCCTACGGACTTTAAAACACCGCCCCAAGCATCCAGCTCTCGAGCAGACATTTTGAATAATTCTGCAGTGCGTCCAAGACCTGCGTTGGTCGTGGTCATCTGCTGGGTAAAGTTTGTAAAGCCTTTAATCCCGATAAATGCTACACCAAGGGAGATCAACGCATTACGAGCTTTTTCAAAGCCGTCACCTACGTTTTTAGCCCCTTGCTGGGTATTTTTAAATGATTTGCCGGATTGATCTTCAAACTTACGAAGTTCATCTACGGACTTTTTCGCAGAAGCGTCAAACTTGGATGTATCTAATCCAAGCTCAATTAACAGACTGTCTATGACGGTTGCCATTACTTTTGACTCACAATATAAGCGTTATGCCGATCAACGGCATTAACCTCAAGGAGTATCCACAAATCCTCAACACCATAGACAGTATCAAGTTCATGGAGGGTCGCCAGTCTTGATGAGACTACTGTTGCTATCGTTTGCGGGGTGGCTTGGTACTCAACGAGGCGATTGTTGGTNGTCCCTGAGTTTCGGATTCCGAAGTCGACTTGTTTTCGTCTAAAAAAAAATCCATATGAAGATCCCATATGGCTTTCCTAATAAGTAAGCGAGTCTTAACTTCTTCAATGTCATCTTCAATCAAGGGACGTTTTACATTTGCGGAAGGGACTATCTGAACGCACCCCATCATTTCGTCCAAAAGAGGCTTTGCAGCATCGAATGGAATCTTGAGGAGGTTCATATAGCCCACCGCCATTAGACCCGCCATTCCCTGAGAAGCTAGGTTATCGGGGATTTCTATGCCAGCGTTGCCGATAGCAAGAATAACCCTGAAAGCCCAGCTCTCAGCTTGGGAAGCAGACATTTCGGTAATAAGGAACTGCTTGCCCTTATCTCTGCCTGTTTCCGCTATGAATGTCGACTCTTTTCGTGCCATGTTTTATATCGCTGCCATGTTAAATTTGACCGCCAATAATGCGCTGCCAAGTGATCTCGTAAACGAGTGGTTGCAATGTCTTTTTAACTGCAGGAAACGGAGTTGCCTGAGTCAAATAGCCGTTTTGCAAAGTATATACCATACTGGTTGAAGGTAAAGTAATAGATCCACTTGCTGAGAATACATCGACAGCAGCGTCTTGAGCGTTACGCCAAGCATCAAACAAGAAAACGCTAGGGCTATCTGCTTGAAGGTGAATTGTCATCTTGTAAGGCACGAATACCTTACCAGCAGACAAAATACCATCAACACCCATCAAGATTTCTGATTGCTGTACGGCTTCGCTCTCGAAAGCATCATCTACGGCATAGCCCTGAATCACTTGCGGAACAGGGAAGTAATTATTGATCGCTAAAGATAGGACCGAATTTGCTGAGGTTATTGTTGACATAATTTATCCTTATTGAATTGCAATAGAAGCCATAGTGATTTGCTGTACCGCTTCACCGTCCTGATAATACAGAGTAATCGGAGGAGATTGACGAGCAGCACGAGTCTGAGCAGTAGCTGGCAGAATCTGCAAGTAGAAACCTTGAGAAGCAATAGTTGGAGCAGCGTTTACGCCAGTTGCATACTGAATCTCAGCAGCTTGAGCAGCAGAAACGTTGATACCAGCACGAATTGCGCCAAAGTTCTTAGCAGCGTTGATTGGATCAAGAGCAGCAGAATAGATCAGACCATTTCCTTGACTGTTGTAAGGAACTGCGCCAACTTGAGTCAACAAATTAACCATAGACAACTGAAGGTTGGCATTTAGCCAAATTTGGTTCAAATAGGTATCAGCCCATAACCAACTGCCTGAAACAGATCCCGGTGTAAACCAGTTTGTATTGTTTGCAGGGTTGTTAGATCCAAAAGCACCATAGCAGTTGTAGCCATTGCTCAATACTGCAGTGTAAGCAGTTGAGTTGGTTACGGAAGGAACTAGACCTGATTGAGATTTAAAGCAAAGAGTTGCACGTCCATTCAAACGATTAAAGTTCAATGATGCAGCAAATCCGCAAACAAACGCAGCATGAGTTTTGTCACCGTAAATAGGGCAAGTACCTACTAATTCATTAACTTGCAAATAGTTGCCAAAAGTAACAGTGCTATCAGCAGTCAATACGTTAATGTCAGAATCTTGGCAAACATATAACCAACGTGGGGCAGCAGAATTACTCCATTGAGCAAACGCTTCTTTTTCTGACATAGAAGCTTCCCAAACCGTCATAAAAGTAGCCCAGTTTTGATTTTGGGTCAGAATGTTAGCCATAAAGTCAGCAGGAACTCCAACGTCAGCACCTTGAGAAATAATTGCTCCGTAAGCTTGAGTTAAATTCAAGTTATCAGCTAAAGTGCCAGCAACAGCATAGCTCATTGTTTGAGTTGCGCCAGTAGTTGTCGTTGTAAAAATGAATGACGAGCTAGTGGAGCTATAAGTAACTGTAAAGCCCGGAGTTGTAAAGGCAGCTTGAATAATTGAAGCAGCATTGCTAAAGCTTGTAGCACCACTTAAATTAATCGTTCCTGAAGTCTTAACTACGCCAGCAACAGTAATAGCCAAAGTGCCTGTAAAGGCTTGTAATTGACCAAGTGTCACGTTAGCCAATGAACCGCCACGCAGCCAGCCAGCAATAGCTGTCTCAGGATAACGAGTCATTAATAGATTGCCCGGCAACTGAGTGCCACCGTTATATCCATTGAAATAAATATCTGCAACAGTTGCCTCGTCTGAACTAGCACCGAAATAGCTTTGAACTGCAGCAGCGTCAGCAAATTGAAGGGTTGTACCGTAAGGAGCTAGAGCATTTTGAGTAAGCACTAAACCATTGAGGTCAACTGCTACACCATTTGCCGATAGGACTGACGGAACTACTTGGACTACTTGCGAAAAAGGAATGGTACTCATAAATTCTCCTAGGGTTTAAATGTCTGGTCGATTGGAGCCAGTTCAATATCAACAGCGACCATTGATTGCTGTGTCGTTGAAAGGATTGGGTTGTATTGTAAAGTAGCCACCAATTTCCATCTTTGCTCATATTGGGCTTCCCCGTCAATGAGTGGAATTTGGACAGGATCGTCTGCATACAAAGGCTGAATATTTGACGGAAAAATTTCTGTCGCATATTCGTCTCGAAACAATGCAACAGTTTGCATAGCCCAAGTTTGAGAATCGGGACCATAAAAATCTAGCTGCATTGAATATCTCGTTGGGGTAAGAATAGTCTTACCTTGAGGGATAGCTTGATAATTGTCAATATTAAATGACAATCTATCCATCCCGGTATTATTCATGGCTACAAAGCCAGTTTTCGGCATGGGGACTCTATTATCTTGAGCCTGAACCACTTCTACGTTAGCTGGAAGAAATGATTTAAAAAATACCACCAAGGCACGAAATACGTCTTGGTCATTAATATCTAATATCGCTGTCATAATTAATCTACCTGTAACGTAACGATTACATGACACCAATCAGACCATGTTTCCATAACCTGAGTAATTAGCCAGTTTTTATTGCATCCTCCAGCGCACTCAGGGAAAACCAGTATGTCACCACCAATTTGGTCTGCTCTGACTACTCCAGCAGCATTTCCATACATATAAACGGATCGCATAACGCCAGTAATATTAAGCCCGTCAATATGCTTTAAATCGGTTGCGCTTAAAGCTTGTATCTGAGCATCAACTGTCAAAGTTATGGTCTTAGGGGTGCGTTTTCCTGCGTCATTGGTCACATAACCGTTTGACTGTATCCAATTAATTTTTTGGTTTGGATTTGTAACTTGAATATATTTGTTGGCAAGAGCCCGGACATTAAACATTACGAGCCTTTCCCAGTAAATTCTGATCCAGTTTTATTTACGGCATTTTGCACAGAAGCAAGCATAAGTCCAGTATCGATCAATGGTTTAGTCGACCCTTTAGCCCTAATTGTTGCAGGAGCGTTTGGAGGAGAATAAATGCTTGAAATTTTAGTTTGAATATCTGCAGCAGCTTGAATCCCAACGAGGTCAAGCACGTCAAAAGCAGACATTTTGCCCAAAACTACTTTTGGCAAGCTTTTTTCAATAGTTTTTACCCAAGTGTCTTTTTTTTCTTTGACAGTTGGTTGCATAAACGGACGAGCAGGAATGCCAACTGCAGGAGCTCCAAATTCTTGAATTGCAGCCACATAAGCTACAGAAGTGCCATCTTCATAGTTCGCACCGGATGGAAAACCAATCTGAGCTACCATGCCCTCGAATTCTTCAGGAACACGCTCAAGCGCAATCTTGATTTTGTCGAGGTTTAATTGTTTCATCCAAAAAACCCGCCAGCCCTGCGAAATCCTTGATTTTCAAAACTTCCACCAACATATAACCCTACGTTAGCAACTACTTTCAATAAAGCCCTTAACTGGGATCCATAAGGAGTAGTAGCAAGCCACCATCCAAAAGATGACTTAATAACTGGAGGAACCAAAGAAACGCTTACAGTACCTTCGGATGACCCCTGAACGATTACGCTTGGAGTCCCCGAATTAATAAGGCTATAAGACGCTGCTAAATGAGCGCACATTAAATCAATCGCTAACTGAAGCTGCTTGGATTTGAAATTCCAAGGATAGTTATTGTCGATATTGATATACGCAGTACCCATAGTCCACCAACTTTCGAGCTGAGCAGGTGGAAACAGGGTCGTATTCTCAAATTGAGGAAACTGATTCCGAAATGCTTCATCATCGTAGGTTGGCGTAATGGATGTCATTTTTATTTATTTCCGACTTTTGGACCGTCTTCTTTTTGATAATCTGCGTCAGTCAATGGAGCAGATTCATCTTTTAGGTTCATGTCAGCAGCTACCTTTTCAGCTTCCGCTTTTTTGGCTTTTACAGTCACGAACCCATTTTTTTCATGATCTTTGAATGAAGGGTTCTTTTGAAGTTCTTCAAGGTCATAATCAGTAATCTCTGTTGATACGCCCAATGGGGTAATCAATCGATCATTTGCTACGCCTGTCCCACCTTTAATAAGAACAGAATGTCCCTTAATAGGAACGTCAGCACCGCCAGCAATCCAATTCGTATAGTTTTGGTCGTTAGCTAGTGTTGAAAACACATAATTTTTAGCCATTTTCGTTATCCTTTTTGATGTTTAGAAAGACGGGATTTCTCCCGTCTATCCTATCTTACATCAGCT